AACTAGACGAACCGCAGAAAGTCACGCTTCCTCGCCCAGTGGCGAACTGGATCTCTTGCGTGAGAGGTCGAAACAAGACTTTACATTTCGCACTAGAAAACGCACCAGAAGAAGTAAATCTATGGTTTTGCGAAGATGAAAAGAATCGGCAAAATATTTTTGCTGACGCTTGGGTGAATGGCTATCATATTGAGAAAGAAAAACGATATATTGTTAAAGTAAAAGGGGTGGAAGAAGGTTACAATTACCTAAATCGTCGTATAAGTTTAGATAGTTGGTTCTTTAGTGGAGAAAGTGAACCGTTAGATTTTCGCGTAAAACACACCCGAAAAGAGCTTGAAAAAGCGGGCTTTAGGGGAGTATTTAATAGTCCGTTGTTTGAAGTTGAGGAGGTAGGAGAATGAGAGACTGTCCATGTCAGACTAGCGGGCATTTCTGCATGGCTTGCGAGCGTGAGTTGATCGCAGAAATAAAACGACAGGACCGCGAGAGAGCTTTGAGAGATCGGGAAGTTAAGCGGGACTTTATACGCGATGAACTGGAACGACTCTTTAAAATCGAGAACACAATCGATAGAATGATCGAACGTGGCTTTATAACGAAAAGGCTATTTGATGAAGTTATGAAAGAGATAGAGCGATGTCACTGAATAAAGCAAGAAAACGATTGATTAGAAAGTACCGTAAAATGTATAACAGCCGTCCGATAGGCTTGAAATTCAGCACAGATGGTGGTAAGACATTCATTGCAATGGGAAACATTGTTGAAGAATATATTCCAGATGCTAGAAACATTAAATCTGGAAGTATTAATGCAAGTAAATTGTCAACTAGTGAAATTAGCTTTAGAAATTTTGAGATAACTCTTAAATCAGATATTCCAAAGGAAGAATTTAATAAATTGAAAGGTGTATTGTGGTAGTGAAATGGACTTGCAAAACTTTATTTATTTACTATTCGCAGCAGTCTGGATCTCTGGCTTGATCTGGGCTGGTGTGATTGCGTTCAAAAGCAGAAAGGGGAAACATGACTAAACTATTTTATATGATCCTCGGCTCAATATCGCTGGTATTTATGATCGTGTGTATCAACTTGAACTCACGGATCAATGAGTTAAATAATAAAGTCAGTGATCTGGAATGGACGGTGCAGGAGCATGAACTGTCCATCCAGCGGTTGGCAGAACAAAATAATGCGCAGGATGTTATTTTAAACAAGTTAAACAGCGAGTACCAGATGCGGGAACGGCAACGTGTGGAGGAATTGAAAGAGGTGGCAGAGAGAAACGGAGTGGGTGGATGAACATTAAAACACGCTTGAACAATCTTAAATATTTTGATACAAAACTAAACTCACTGCGACAAGAACGAATTGCTTTGCGTGCTACGGTTCAGAAAGCGCAGATCTATTCGGATGAGCCGAAAGGCAGCAAGCAAGGCAACAAAACGGAAGATTTAAACGTCCGAATTATCACAGAATCCGAACGAATTGACAAAGAAATGGAAAAACTTTGGAATGAACGTAATGAAACTGCACAAGCAATTGAATCCCTGGAAGATCCGCTTGAAAATGTCGTCATGCGCTGGTATTATATCAATGGTTGCAGTCGTTTTGAAGTGATGCGGAAGGTCAATTGTTCGAGAACAACTTTCCATCGTGTAAAAAAGTCTGCAATTGAACACCTTGAAGCTAAAATATGAGACCTTTAAAACTTTTTGGGACTTTTAAAGTGGTATTATGTTATTGAGGTTAAAAACCATTAACGGTTAGTTAAAATCATTGTAAAGTCTCCTTATTTTTTAATCTCGAAAGAGTCGGCACTGGTCGGCTTTTTTATTTTGTTTTGGAAAGGGGTGATGGAAAATCGCCAAATTGTCAATGAGACAACAACGATTCGTAGATGAGTACATCATCTCTGGTAATGCCACTCAAGCAGCAATCAAGGCTGGGTATAGCGAAAAGACTGCTGGTAGGATAGCTGGCCAAAACTTGAAAAAACTTGAAGTCAAGGCCTATCTGGACGAAAAGATGGCTGAATTGCAAGCTAAGAACATCATGAGCGCAGAAGAAGCTCTAAGCATCCTGTCTGACATTGCGAGAGGGAAGCGTGACGAGGAAGTCTTGCTGATGGACCCTACAACTGGTGAGGTTCGCAGGCTTACCAAAAAAGCCGATAACGCAACGGTTATCAAAGCAATTCAAGAATTACTGAAACGATATCCCACCGCTAAACAAGCAGAAAAATTGGAACTCGAAATAGAGAAATTGAGAGCGCAGATGGAGCAAGGTGTGGTTTCAGATTTGAATATCACAATTATAGACGAGTGGGCAAAAGATGGAAGTTAAGATCCAGAAAAACATCAATCCTCATTTTAAAAGCGTCTGGACAACTAGCAAGCCTTACAACATTCTGAAAGGTGGACGGAACTCTTTCAAGTCTTCAGTAATGGCCTTATTACTGGTTTATATGATGATACCTTTCTTAACAGCTGGTAAAAAAGCGAATGTGGTCGTTATTCGTAAAGTTGGTAACACTATTCGGGATAGTGTATTTCTAAAAATACAATGGGCTTTGAATAAATTTGGGTTATCCGGACGGTTCAAGGCTACTGTATCGCCTTTTAAGATACAAGACTCAGTCACAGGGTCTTGCTTCTATTTCTACGGTCAAGACGACTTTCAGAAGTTGAAATCGAATGACATAGGGGATATTATAGCGGTCTGGTATGAGGAAGCTGCGGAATTTAGTAACAAAGAAGATTTTGACCAGTCAAATGTGACCTTTATGAGACAGAAGCATCCAGATATTGACTTTGTGAAGTTCTTTTGGTCGTACAACCCGCCACGAAATCCATATAGCTGGATCAATGAGTGGGCAGAAGAACTGAAGAATAACGAGAATTATCTTGTGCATTCGTCGTCTTATTTAGATGATAAACTAGGCTTTGTCACGGAGCAAATGCTGGAAGATATCGAACGCATTAAAGAGAATGACTACGACTACTACAGATACATCTACCTGGGAGAGCCGGTTGGACTTGGTACAAACGTGTATAACATGGAGCTGTTTAGGCCAACTACAGAAGTACCAAGTGATGAACGTGTTATCGGTCAATTCTTTGCAGTTGATAGCGGACATCAACAATCTGCTACGACGTGCTTGCATTTAGTTATGACAAGTGCTGATAAGGTTTATCTAATTGATAACTACTACTACAGTCCAGCGGGTAAGACACACAAGAAAGCTCCAAGCACGCTATCTAAAGACTTGCATTATTTTGTGACAGAGCAAGCGAAGCAATTCCCAAACGCTCCTATTCTCAATATGACGATAGATAGTGCCGAGGGCGCGTTGCGTAATCAATATTTCGAAGACTTTGGAGAGCGCTGGCATCCGGTAGCTAAGAAAAAGAAAATCGTCATGACTGAGTTTGTGCAGTCGCTTCTAGCAGAGGGTCGCTTTTTTTATTTAAAAACGGTAAACAATCTGAAGTATTTTATTGAGGAACATAAAAAATACCAGTGGGAAGAAAAGTCAATCATGAATGATGATCCTAAAGTTATTAAGGAAGATGACCATACGTGTGATGCTCTACAATATTTTGTAATTGATAACGCACGTTATCTAAATTTAAAGGTTTAATTTAAATGGGAATTATACAACGAATAGTAAATATATTTAAGAGAGGACAGTATGCGATGCAACAACAATCGCTAGGCAATATCACGGAACACCCACGAATTGCAGTAAGCCAGGAAGAATACAAACGCATTATGCGCAATCTACGATATTATCAGTCCAAGTGGGATGATGTGGAGTTCATGAATACAAATGGCGACATGGTTAAACGACCATTCAATCACTTACCAATCGGACGGACTGCAGCAAAGAAGATTGCAAGCCTTGTATATAATGAACAGGCTACAATCACAGTAGATGAAACTGTAAGTGATGCTAACGAGTACGTGCAAAGCGTGTTGCTGAACGACCGCTTTAATAAGAACTTCGAGCGTTATTTTGAGAGCTGTCTTGCCCTGGGTGGACTTGCCATGCGGCCTTATGTTGATGGTGATAAAATCAAAATTGCATTCGTACAAGCTCCTGTATTCTTGCCTATGCGATCTAATACGCAAGATGTATCGAGTGCTGCTATTGTTACCAAAACAATCAAGTCAGAGGGACAAAAGAATGTATATTATACTTTGATTGAATTCCATGAGTGGAAGAATGAAGAGGAATATACAATCACTAATGAACTCTACAGATCAGAGGTTAAGGATCGAGTGGGTGATCGTGTGCCATTGTCTGAACTCTACGAGGAGTTAGATGAAACAACGACAATTAAAGGGTTGAGTCGTCCGCTATTCACTTACTTAAAGACTGCTGGCATGAATAACAAAGACATTAACAGTCCTTTAGGCCTGTCTATCTTTGATAATGCTAAGAGTACAATCGACTTTATCAACACCACTTATGACGAATTCAAGTGGGAGGTCAAGATGGGACAGCGTAGGGTAGCAGTTCCAGAACAGACAGTACGTACAGAGTTTAACTCACGCAATGAGAAAGTCACAGTCACACGCAAGTTTGATCCTAATCAAAATGTATACGAGAAGTTTGATACAGGGAGCCTTGACGGATCTATTAACATCACAGACCTAACGACTCCTATCCGGTCAGAGGACTACATTAAAGCTATCAACGAGGGGTTGTCACTCTTTGAAATGCAGATTGGTGTATCTGCTGGTATGTTTAGTTTTGACGGCAAGAGCATGAAGACCGCGACAGAAATCGTAAGTGAAAACTCAGACACTTACCAAATGCGCAATAGTCTTGTGTCTTTGGTCGAGCAGTCTTTGAAAGAGTTGGTTATTTCGATTTGTGAACTCGGATCACTCTACGATTTTTACAACGGTCCTATTCCAGAGATGGAGCAGATCAGTGTTAATCTGGACGATGGTGTCTTTACCGACCGCAACAATGAGTTGGAATACTGGACGAAAGCTCTTGCAAGTGGCCTGGTTGATCGTAAGACAGCAATTCAACGCGCTTTGAAGTTGACAGAGGAAGAAGCTGGACAAATGGTACAACGTATCAACAACGAAACGATGGCTACTGCCAATTCTGAGCGTGATACAACAGACATTGAAATTTACGGAGAATGATAAGGAATGAGCAAGAGGCTGCCGATACAATTTAATGACGAACAGTTAGAACTTGGATCGAGTCGTCTTGCTGATCTCTATCATAAGTTAACTGTCGAACTCTTTGAGCAGATGGTAGATAGGCTTCTGGAGCGCGGGACAACATCGCTCACAGACAATCCTTACATCTGGCAACTAGAGAAACTCAATCAGATGCACGCGCTCAACGAACACAATCTTAAAGTAATATCTAAGTATACGGATATCACGGAAGAGCAACTAAGAAATGTCATTGAGGGTGAAGGCCTAAAGATATACACGGACACCAAGAGCCAACTATTGGAGGATCTGAATAAAGACCCTCATTTTGATACAAGCCATGTACAGAAACAACTAGAAGCCTATTTAGAGCAAGCGAGCGGTGACATTAATAACCTAATCAATACAACACTGCCAAATGTTGTTAACGAGGTTTATCGTAACATCGCCAAGGAGACGGTTGCTAAAGTTGCGACTGGTGTTGCCACACCAGACAAGGCGATTGCTGAAACTGTCATGAAATGGCAGGAAGTCGGATTTAGAGGGTTTAAAGACCGAGGAGGGAAGAACTGGCGCATTGACAACTACGCACGTACAGTTGTTAAAACTACGACACGTAGGGTATACCGCCAGATGCGCACACAACCAGCGGACGAGCTGGGTATTGATACCTTTTACTACTCAAAGAAAGCAACTGCGAGAGAGGCTTGCGCTCCTCTGCAGCATCATATTGTAACGTATGGTGAAGCGAGGGAAGAGGGTGGCTATAGTGTTCTGTCGCTGGCAGATCATGGCTACGGTACACCAGCAGGCTGTCTTGGTATCAACTGCGAACACTATCTGACACCTTTTGTAATCGGCATCAATGACATGCCGGATTTGGGCGATGATGTTAAAAACATTACACCAGAAGATGCAATTAGAAATGCTAATGTACAGGCTAAACAAAGGGCATTAGAACGGTCTATAAGAGACAGTAAAGAAAAATTAGATATTGCCAATAAGTTAGGTGATAAGGATCTTATAGATAAGTACAAGAGTAAGATACGCACTCAGCAAGGTGCTATGCGTGATTTTCTTAAAGATAAGCCGTTTCTTCATCGTGATTATGCGAGAGAAAAATACTACAAAGGTCCATATACAGATGCTAAGAAAACCGCTCAACTTAGAAAGAAGCTGGCAGAACATCATTACATCAAAGATGATGAGATTCCAGCTTTCAAAAAGGTTGGAGGAAAAATCACTAAAGCAGAGCGTAAGGTTATTTATGCAGATGAGAATCCTCGGGGATAATATTACCATTGAAATGAATCTAAGAAAGGAGTAAAGCCTATGAATTTGGAAGAAGCATTAAAAGAAGTAAGTAGCTGGAATCTCAAAAAGCCTGCCCCCTTAATTCCTTCTGAAATGACTGACGAAGAACTCGCTCGCTTGCGTTTCACATGGGTTTCTCCAGAAGATGAAGTTCTTGTCATGGATGAACTGAAAAAACGCGGTCTAGCTTTGTAAATAATTAGCGCTTAGAATGATCTAGGCGCTTTTATTATGCTTTAAAATAGGAGGTGATCCGCCATCTTGACTAGCAGGAATAGACTGCTATTTAATTGTTATAAGAAACCGTATGAGAATTCATGCGGTTTTTATTTTGCGCTCATTTTTGGATAAGAGGTTGTTTCCTCCTTATTTCTTACCTCTTGCGGGATCGTTACCCGCTGGGCGCTTACGACTTTATCCACAGTCGCTAAAGAATGGAAGATCACAATTTAGGAGGGGCAAGTAATGTCCGAAGAAATCCAAACAACAGACCAGCCTGTTAATGCTGGAGAGGTGGCAACTGCCGAAGTTGCAAAAGAGGAAACTAAGACATTTACACAAGAGGAAGTAAATGGATTGGTAGCCAAAGAAGCCAAAAAGGCACAGGAAAAGATCTTTAAAAGCCTGGGATTTGAAGATGTCAAGAGTGCTAAAGAAGGCTTCGAACAGTTGAGAGAGTGGAAAGACTCACAGAAGACAGAAGCGGAGAAACAATCTGAGGCGATCGCTGACAAGGAGAAGCAACTTGAAGCAATGCGCTTGGAAAACCAACAACTGACTGCAAAATATGCAGCTCTTACGTTGGGTGTACGTTCTGATGCTGTCGACGATGTCATTGCACTGGCTCAAAGCAAAGTGACTGATGATGTGACAATCAATGATGCGATCGCAGAAGTCCTTGCAAAATACCCACAATTCGGGAATGTACCCGAAGAACCCAAGGAAGAACCGAAACCCAGCTTCTCAGTCGGTGGCACACCATCGGTTAAAGAAGAGGGCAAGGTTGATCCTTTTGAGGCTATTATCGCCTCGTATGGCAAGAAAAAATAAGAAAGGAACATAATCTATGCCAAATAACAACCTAGCTGCTGCTCGCTACGAGAAACAATATCGTGATATGCTCGCTACTGTATTCGGAGTGAATGCAGCATTTATCAACGCTTTGTCTCCTATCCAAATTTTGGACGGTGTACAAGAAAACACTACTGCATTTTCAGTTAAAACCAATGGAACTCCTGTCGTAATGGGTGAATACTCAACCGATGCTAACGACGGTGGTTTTGGAACTGGTGCTGGTAAATCTCGTTTTGGTGAATTGAAAGAAATCAAGTATACCAACACAGATGTACCTTACGACTACACACTTGCAATCCACGAAGGTATCGACCGCTACACAGTCAACAACAACATTGAGGCTGCAATCGCTGATCGTTTGAAACTCAACGCAGAAGCTCAAACCCGTGGAATGAGCAAACGTATCGGTAAATTCTTGTCAACTGCTGCAGGTAAAACAGAAGCCCTCACAGATATGCAAGAAGCTACTGTACGTACTTTGGTTAACAAGATCAAAGCATACTACAGCAACAACGAAGTGATCGCTCCTGTTACATTGTATCTACGCACTGAATTGTTCAACGCAATCGTAGATATGACTGCAAATACTTCTGCTAAAGGATCAAGCGTATCTATTGACGAGAATGGCCTTGCTAAATACAAAGGCTTTGCCCTTGTAGAAACACCAGAACAATACTTTGAATCTGGCGATGTCGCTTACTTCGTACCAGATGGAATTATCATTCCATTCGTAGGTATCTCTACTGCTCGTACAGTAGAGGCAGAAGACTTCGACGGTGTTAAATTGCAAGCTGCTGCTAAAGGTGGTACGTATGCACTCGAAGATAACAAGAAAGCGATTGTTAAGGTAACTGGTACAGTCGTTTAAAAGGGGGTAGCTATTGGCACTTTTTAAAACAACTAAAAATGTTTTCTTCCAAGATCTTGATATCACAGTGTTAGAAAGTGATGTCGTGGAACTTGATGACGCGACAGCTAAAGAATTAATCGAAAAGTTGGCAGATGTATTCCCTGGCGAAACTGTACTGATCGAAGTTACAGAAGCTGGGGAACAGAAACCGAAACGCAGTCGCAAGAAGAAAGCAGACACAGAAACTACAGAAACGGAAGAGGTTGAGGCATAATCCAACCTCTTTTATTTATAGAAGAGGTGAGAACATGGATTACTTAACCTATCCAGAATATCTTAAATTAGGCTTTGACGAAACAGACAAATACGATGAATTGTACAAACGGGCAGAAATGACTGTAAACCTGTACATTCATAATTTCTATGCTTACAAAGACTTCGAAAGTGATTTTAAACTACGCAAAGAAGCAGTAAAGAACGCTGTCGCTTATCAGATTTACTACTTAGATCGCTCTGGAATTGCTACAGCAGAAGAGAAACAATCTCTATCTAGCGTGACTGTTGGACGAACCACAGTAAGCTATCAAAGTGGCTCTCAGAGTATTTCAAAAGGTTCGCAGTATAATCTCTCTCTTGATGCTGAAAACTGGCTCAAAGTGGCTGGTTTTGGCTATAGCGGGGTGGACTATGATCGATAAGCGAATGTTAGTTGATACAGCAATCATTAAAAAGCGTGTTGGTATCGACGAGTGGGGAAAAGAAACATTTGGTGGTGATCTATACATTGATCCTTGCCGTTTTGACGAAAGTACCGCTCACGTACAATCACAGAAGTCTGGTAAGAGCAAGAACCGCACGGACCAATTCGCTGGGGTTTTGTATATCGACACAGACTACTGCAATTTTGAAATTGATCGCTCTTATATTGATGGGAAATTGATCGTAGATGGTCAAGAGTACATCATTGTTAAGATCATTCCTAATAGGCATCCGATTAATAAGCGAATACTTACTTATGAAATCGAGGTGATCTAATGGGAATTAGTATCACAGTTGATCTAGGACGGATTAATAAGAAGTTTGGTCCGAATGCAAAGAAAGTTGCTGAGTATGCTATCGCTAACCAAGCGATGTTGGACATGGAAAGGTTCGTGCCTCTCCGTGACGGTGATCTTCGAGGTTCTGGCCATGTTTCTGGCAATCAGATTGTATATAACACAGTCTATGCCAGGGCGCAGTTTTACGGATCGTCCTACAACAAGCATCGTAGTTTTAAGTTCAGCAAGTATACTACTCCTGGTACAGGCCCACGGTGGGACTTGAAAGCTAAAGGAATGTATGGTGACAAATGGGCAGATAAGGGAAGGGAGGTATTAGGACTATGATCGCTAAAAATGATTTTTTAGAAAGACTTAATGCTTTTATCAATTCGCTTGATCTCCCTATTACATCCCGTATGGATTATTTAGACGAAGACGAGAGCCTTGTGGTTTATCCACTAGCTGGTGGAAAGATCAATAAGATCTATATGGACGAAGCCAGAGATGTATCTCTACCGTTTGAAATTGCAGTTAAAACGAAAGATCACGAAAAGGCTAATACCTGTCTATGGGCAGTTAACGAGGCCTTATCGGATTTATTCGTAGACATTCCAAGCGCTAACAGATCGTATGCGTTCGAAAATTTAGAAGTGGCAATGCCGTTTTTGAATGAAAGAGACGAGCAAGGCTACTACATCTATTTACAAGATATTCAAGCAAACATTACGGTTTTCCAACCGAAAAAAGAAAGGAATTAATTAATATATGGCACGTTATAAAAACGCCCTACGTGGGCATTTCATCGCTCCTGTAACTGATCCAAAAGTAGAACCAGAAAAATCTGCTTATTTGGAACTTGCAAAATGGATCGAAGACATCGCAGATGATACAGATGAGGCTACAACTTCTGTAGCTTACTATGATGGAGACGGTACAGAAGAGACTACGGTTACATCTGTTAAAGGCTCTTACACTTTCAAAGGCACTTACGACAAGGAAGACCCAGCCATGAAGCACATCGCTGGTCTTAAATACAAACTCGGCAATGAACGACTTGTATGGCATAAGATCGTAGATGCTGATGGCAAGAACCAAGCAGTCGGAATTGCTACCGTATCTGATATCAAAGCTGGTTCGGGCGCTGCTGCAGAATACGAAGAATTTTCTTGCAAAATCTCGTATAATTCACTTCCAAAAATTTCAGCAGTCGTCTAATCGAATTATTGGGCGCTATCTGTTTAGGTAGCGCTCTTTTTTGTGCATTAAAGGAGGAAATCATGTCTATTTTAATCGAATTAAAACGCAACTTTATCCCGATCAATATCGGCGAAATCGAACTACAGTTTGATACATCATTAGAGAATATCTCGCGCCTTGCAACGCTCCAGGAAGAGATCGCAGAACGCTTTAATAAATACCAGTTAGAGCTTGTCGAGCGGTCTAATAATGGAGAGTTTGACGATCTTAAAGAGGGAGTTATTAACAAGCGAGTTATTGACGAAGCCTTTGAGATGCAAAAGAAAATGACGGAGATTAAGTATGATGTGTTATTTGGGAATGGTACCTTTGCTAAACTCTATGAACATTATCCAGACCTTGACGCTTTGGATCATGCATTTGATGAGGTAGATACCTTGCTGGGGGCTGAGCTTGACCGCCTAGGCCAAGAACGGGCCAAGGCATCGGGTGCGGTTGCTGAGTCGTTTGTCAAAAAAGCAAAAGCGAAGAAAACCAAAAAAGCCAGCAAAAAGTAAAAAGGGGGACTGCTCATGAAATTAAATGAGCCTATACAGAACTCCTTTGAATTAAACGGGCGCACCTATGAGGTGGACTGCTCCTTTGATCTGGTGCTAGATGTCTTTGAGATGTTTGACAACGAAGTCATGAACAATCTTGAGAAGATGCGTACAGCGGTTTTGATGATGACGGACGAAGCCTTGGATAATCCAGAGGACGTAGTGGCCGTGTGGGAGTATATCGACGAGCATTTTTTAAAAACTAAAAAAGAGCGCGTGGTTTATGACCGGCACGGGAACCCTATGCCGGTAGCCAAGGACGAAGAAGAAGATATCCGTCTGATTGATTTTGAAGTAGACGCGCAAGAGATATACGCTAGCTTTATGCAAGCGTACAACATCAACCTCTTTGAAACACAAGGCCGGCTTACATGGCCCGAATTTATCGCGCTACTAAACGGTATGCCAGAGGGTACGGCTGTATCTCAATTAGTAGAGATACGATCTTGGAAGCCCTCGAAAAACGACAGTAGCGAGTACAAGGCTAAAATGCGCCGGTTACAAAACAAATATAGATTAGACGGAAAGGAGGGAGATGAATAATGGCAGATGGAAAGATAGTTATTGACGTCCAGGTTAATGGGCGCAAACTAACAGAACTATCAGACGCTTTAAAGCGTTTAGAAACCGAAGCCCGAAGATCGGGCCAAGGTGTCAAAAGTGCAGGCGACGGTATCCAGGCTACTGGTGACAAGGCTTTGAGAGCTGGACAAGGCTTTAAACGTGCCGGAGACCGTATGGCAGAGGGTGCGAAGCTATCCGAAACCTCTAGCAATGGCTTTCGTCGTGCTGGCGAGAAGATCAAAGAGAGTTCAGAAGTCGCTTCCAACTCTGGGAATGGCTTTAAACGAGCAGGCGAGAAGATCAAGGAAAGCTCTGATCTAGCTGGGCGCTCTGGAGATGGTTTTAAACAAGCTGGTCAGAAAGTAAAAGAAAGTTCTGATCTTGCCCAAAGGTCTGGTGATGGCTTCAAACAGGCATCAAACAAAATCAAGTCAGCTAGCAATGAAGCTAGTTCTGGCGGTGAAGGCTTTAAACAAGCTGGGCACAAGGTGAAAGCCTCTGGCGAGGAAGCCAAAGGGGGCGGTGCTGGATTTAAGAAAGCTGGTGAAGATGCAAAGGCAGGCGGTGACAAAGCCGGCCAAGGTGCCAAAGGCTTTGAAAAAATCAAAGATGCAATCAAGAACTTCTCGGTCGGTGCGGTAGCTTTTAAAGCTGTAAGCTCAGCCATGAACCTTGTAAGCCAGTCAATGGATAAGGCTATTGACCGCTTCGACACCTTGCAACGCTTCCCTAAAGTGATGAAATCGCTGGGGCACTCGTCAAAAGATGTAGCATCATCTACCAAGCTACTTGCCGAGGGTATCGAGGGCTTGCCAACAACACTTGATACAGTTGTAAGTACAACCCAGAAGTTAACCTCAATGACTGGTAACCTCAAACAGTCTACGAAGTTGACAATCGCCCTAAATAATGCCTTTCTTGCTTCTGGTGCATCTACAGAAGATGCAAGCCGTGGATTGCAACAGTACACCCAGATGTTATCTGCTGGTAAGGTTGACATGCAAAGTTGGAAGACCTTGCAAGAAACCATGCCTTACGCTTTGCAGAAGACGGCAGAATCGTTTGGTTTTGCTGGTGCATCAGCCCAGAAAGACTTCTACTCAGCCCTACAAGACGGCAAGATCACGTTTACTGATTTCAGTAAGCGACTGATTGAGCTGAATAAAGGCACGAATGGCTTTGCTGAAATGGCAAAGAAAAACTCCGAGGGTATCAAGACTTCATTTGGTAACATCGTGAACGCAGTGGCAAAAGGTATCGCGAATGTCATTGCCGAGTTTGACAAAATGAGCAAGGCAGTTACTGGTAAGAGTATTGCCCAGAATCTTGATAGTATCAAAGGCGCGGTAAATAGTACTTTTAATGTGATTATTAGTGTCATTCGTGGCGCTACTCCAGTTGTTAAATCACTAGTGAGTGTACTAGGCTTTCTCAAACCTGTTTTAGATCCGCTTATCTCGGTATTCGCTGGTGTCGTAGGTGCAGTACTGCTCTTTAAAGGAGCTATGCTGGGGCTGTCTATTATCAAGGGTATCGGTAGCCTAATTGGTACGCTTATCACTTCCCTTGTATCTTTAACCAGTACCTCACTTGTAGCCACGGGTGCTACTACTGGACTCGCTGGGGCTTTGGCCTCTCTATCATCGGGCGGAGTCTTTCTGGTTGTCGGTGCTATCGCTGGTCTGGTGTCATGGTTGACGCAGGAAAGCGAAGCGTCCAAGGAAGCCAAGGCCAAGAATGAAGAGTTTAAACGCTCCCTCGACGACTTACATGAAAGTGTAAATAAAGGCAATGAAGCCTATAAGGATCGCAGAAATGAAATCCAAGCTACAGCCGAGGATAATGAGCGCCTTGTCAGAAAGATTGACGAACTGAACGCAGTCGAAAACAAGACAGCAGCTCAGAAGAAAGAACTTGCGTCAGCAGCAGAAACCCTCAACTCACGTATTGAGGGCTTGAATATCCAGTACGACAAGGCAACCGGCACAATCAACATGACCACGGACGCGATCCGTAAGCAGATTGAGATTGCCAAAGCATCGGCTGAGATTGAGGCTGCTAACCAGAAAATGGTAGAAAATGCCAAGAAGCGCCTCGAAATCAAAGATAAGATGAAGGAAGTTGAGAAACAGTACCAGGATCTTGTCGAAAAAACTGATAGCGTGGAAGAAGGCTCTTTTAGTAACTCGCGAATCCGTGAAGGGGCCAAGGCAGAGTTTAAGAAAAAATACAACGAAGAAGTCAAGAAGCTCCAGGACGATATCAAGAAAACTGAGGATTCTGACAACGAATTAACGAATACAATCGTTAAAAACAACGAAGTCAAGGCCAAGTCTACAGAAGATGCGTCGGGTCGTATGATCTATACGATGGAAAACATGAACGAAGCCCAGCGAAAAGCTGTAGAGATGATGCAACAAGAATTTGCTAATCTCAAAGGTGAAGTTCAGAACGCATTTCAAGCTATCGAGCAACAAAGTGCTTTGTCCGTCGATCAGTTGAGCGCAAATCTCGAGAAGAATATTGCAGCAGTTGATAAGTGGGCCGGAAACCTTGAAACGTTGGCCCGCCGTGGTTTAGACCAAGGCTTCTTGGAAGAGTTGAGAAAGCTTGGTCCAAAGGCTGCAGAACAGACACAGGCTCTAGTTGATTCGACAGATGAACAACTAGGGCGCTTCAATGAGCTCTATAACCGATCTGGCGAAAAAGCTAAAGAAGGGTTACTACGAGGATTTAGGGCCGTAGGCCAAGAGTTGCCACCCGAAATTGAGAACATGGTAACTGCTATCGGTGATGAGTTCAGAAGCGCACTCGCTGATGCAGGCTTTGAAGTTAAAGGCCGTGAAATTCCTCAAAAGACCGCAGAGGGTATTAGATCTGGAAAAGGCGATGTCCAACAGGCAGCGTCCGAAGTCACAGAGGCATCTAAACAAGCCTTCAACAACTTGCCAACGGAAGCTAAATATAGCGGTTCGCAAGTAAGCGGTGGATATGCCCAAGGTATCACGGACAACCAAGGATCAGTCCAGGGCGCAGTCGACGGCCTCAAGAATGCCTCTCTAGGTGTTTTGGCTAATTTGTTCGGCGAGGGTCAAGTAAAAGGTGCTGAACTGGGTGCGGGTGTCGGAGATGGTGTATTGAGCCGGTCCGATGTCGTGCAAGGTGCAGCTAACACCCTCAAATCAAACGCAACCGCTACAATGGCAGGCATGGCCAGCGATGGACAGGCTAAAGGTTCTGAATTCGGCTCTGGTATCGCAACCGGTATCGCTGTCGGTCAACAGGTAGCAGTTGGTGCAGCATCTGTGATGAACCTTGCTATTTCGGCTCAATTCCTCGCGATGTCCATGAACGGGCAACAGTACGGTTCACAATTCGGTACTGGCATCGGTGGTGGTATCAATTCCTCGCAAGGTATTGCTACTGGTGCGTCTAATGCGATGAAGATGATGATTAATGCGTCAGTTAACTCGCTAGGGCACGACGGTAGAAATGCTGGATCACAATTTGGTACGGGTGTTACTAGTGGTATCGCTAGCCAAAACGGCGCGGTACATGGTGCGTCAAGTGCCTTGAAATCATCGGCTCACAGCGGAATGTCTGGTGGATATAGTGGAGGTTATAGCGCAGGTACGGCTATTGGCGAGGGCATGATGAGCGGTATCTATGCGATGGCTGGATCGGTTGCAGCAGCAGCAGCCAGCATCGCAAGTAGCGCGGTTGCAGCAGCCCGATCTACTTTGCGGATCAACTCGCCATCAAAAGTCTTTAGAGATCAAGTCGGTCGCGCTATCCCAGAGGGTATGGCAGTAGGTATTGAAAAATACGGCTACTATGTAGACGACTCAATGACTGACCTTGCGAATAAAACCGTAGAGTCTGGCAAGAAATACACGGATGGCTTTGGCTTTAACTTGCCAGGTCGCGGTGATCTTGTCAGTGGTCTGACTGATACACTAGCTACTCGCTTCGGCTACGCAGGCGGTGGAAGCTCAAGCTCAAACGTAACCAACAACTACACACTCAACGCAAACGGTACGGCTAATGACAACTTCTTTAGCCCGGAAAATATGCGCAGGCTCTTGCGTGAGCTTGCTTACTATACAAACTTGGAAGGAGGTAGAATGGCATAATGGGAAGTTTTACTTTTAATGGTGTATCAAGCACTACTCATGGTCTACGAGTGACCAGCGACTATATTATTAGTTCCACTGGTAGCGACGTAGAAACAGTAGCGGTCCCTGGTCGTGATGGTGATCTATTGATCTCAAAGAACCGTCTTAAATCTGTTACTATCGAGTTGCCTTGTACCGTCCTTTCAAACCGTAAGCTCACGGACGCAGAAAGCGACATTAGTAACTGGCTCAATGTAGACGGTTATAAAGATTTAACTTTATCCTGGGATCCAGATTTTATCTACCGGTCAGCTTTTATCGAAACTTTCGAAGTGTCAAGCCTTATGAAGCAGTTTGGGAAAGTCAAACTAAACTTTTTGACATACCCAGTCAAATTCTACAAGCAAGGACGCACTACTCAAAAGCTAACAAACGGAGTTGCGATCAATGGCCTAGGAAACGTCAACGCTAAACCGATTATCACACTGGTTGGATCGGGTGATTGTACGCTTACTATTAACGGTCGCAAGACTAAGTTAAAAGGTGTGCAAGGCAAGATCACACTAGATATGCAAGCAAACCAAGTATTTAAGGACAATCTGCCAGCGTGGGATAAAGTGGTGCGATCTCCTCAATTTCAGATGCCTTACTTTGACTACGGCCGTAACTTGATTAGTTGGGACGGGAATTTTGAGGTGTTTATTATTCCAAACTGGGGAGTCAAATTATGAGACCTATTTTATTTAATAAAAATGAGACGGCCTTTGACACTTACGGTATGGGTGAGCTTAACGTGACCAAGGGAACAGTCACACGGGAACGAAACGGGAATTATACGTTATACGCTGAAATCCCAGTCAATGACCCGATGGTTGCAATCCTTGAAAAAGAGATGAAACTCAAGGCCGATGCTGGACTGCGTACCAAGAACCAGACATTTGAAATCTCACGGATTGTTAAAGATAGCAGTAACATTGTTAAGATTTACGGTCAGCATATAAGTCATAAGCTGGAATACATGGGGCTAGTGAATGGCAGGCCCTTTAGTGGTTCTGCCTTTACTGCTCTCGCAATCTGGCACAATGCAACGATTGGTGATCTACGTTTTGATGTTTGGTCTGATATCCAGACGACTGGTAAGGGTGTGTTTGACATCTCCAAAATGGAGAATGCAAGACAAGCCCTTGGTGGTGTAGAAGGCTCTATTTTGGACATCTATGGCGGAGAGTATGAGTTTGACAACATGACAGTCAGACTGCATAAGCAGTTAGGCCGTACTGCTCCAACCGTGCTAGAGTATGGCAGAAATATCTTATCTGCTGAACTTGATGAAACGATTGAGAGTGCATACACTAGCGTGTTGCCATTCGCAACATATACTCCCGATAAACCAGAGGGCGATACTAGCGATAGCCAGCCCGATCCAGTAACGGTCACACTGCCAGAAAACTACGTAGATAGTAAATATAAGGCCCTCTACGCGCATCGCAGAATTAAAGTCGTAGACTTTTCAAGCGAATTTAAGAGCGATAGCAAGAGTAAGGATATCCCGACACCCGATAAATTGCGTAAAATCGCTAATGATTACATGGAGCGCAATGAAATTGGTAAGCCTAAGATCAACATCAAAATCGAGTATGCTGATTTAGCACGCACACTCGATTATGCTGATAATGGCTGGATCGAAGAAGTTGAATTATGCGATATTGTACCTGTTTATTATCCACAGATTGGGCTTACTGATGAAACTTTGAAAGTAACCACAATCACTTACGATTTTGTCAACGAACGAAACGAGAGCGTAGAATATGGTGACATCGGAACAAACGTAAGAGCGACTATGCAAAGCGGACTTGCCGGACGGGTAGATGATATCGCTAAAGCCCAGCAGGACTTTGAGAATAGCTTGCCAGACTATCTCTTAAATGCACAGGGAAATAAAGTTTGGTACAACAGACCAGATGACAAAGAACACAAGATCGGCGATATTTGGTTTGAGAAGAACGGCATCTACGACCGTATGTACGTATGGAATGGCTCTCAGTGGGAGAAGCGTATTGACACGGAAGATGTCGATAAGATCAAAAAGGAAGTTGATAAACAGCTTGAACAAGCCAAGCAGTCAACTGCTATCGAGATTGAAAAGGCAAACGCAAAAGCTCAAGAAGCTCTTATTAAAGCTGGAACGATTCCAGACACGGCCACGCTTTCAGATCAGATCAAAACACTGATTTTAAATAGTCCGGATTTAAGTCGTAAGGTTACGGAAACGTTTAATAATGCGGATAACGGGGATGCGATCTATAGCAAGGTGTATTCGAAGGTAGCAAAAAATTTTGCATCACAAGATCAATTTGAAAATATAGATCGCGAGCAAAATAGGCAAGGGAGTGATTTACTAACCCTTTCTAAAAAAATCGAAACACAAACGCTTGAATTTAACAAACTCACAGAATCCAACAAACTCTACGAGCGAATCCTTGGTACGTCTGAAACAGGCGCACCAGACCAGCTCTCACGGTTGGTTATGTCTAGTCAGATATTCCAAACAGAGGTTGGGAAGTATGTCACTGACGATAATAATCTGATCGTTAATTCAATGACTATGGCGACTAATACCCTTGTCAATGCGAATAGAAACGGCGTAGAAATTACCCTAAATAATGGGGTTTTTAGCATTAAAGCGCGTGGCCTAACTAGCTATAATTTTAGCGGGTTTACGCTTCCTATCTATGTCAAGAAAATTTATCGCGGTGAAACCTATACACTAGGTTTTAAATATAGGATAAGGGAGAAGGTGGACACAAACTTTGTTTTTGTGGTCAAAAACCACAAACTAAATAAAGGACTTTTGTCCGCTGATTTAGCAAACCCCAATACACCAGCTTCGGACGAATGGCGAGAATTTCAAAGAACGTTTACCGTTCAGGAAGATTTCCTTTTCGGTGAGGATCTGAATTATCCGTTTTATATCTATATGGCTAAAAATGGCTGGGTAGAATTTAAGGAACCTATTTTGGTGAGAGGAAGCAGAACCGGCCCTTATAAACCTAGCCAATTTGACGACGCGTTTGCTGAAACAAAAGCAGTACGGACACAAATGAGCCTGCTCGCTGGGTCGTGGGCAGTGCGGAACCTTAACAGCAACGGTGATGTACTAAACTCAATTAACGTACTAGCGGACGGCACGAACCGAATAGACGGACGATTAACGCATATCACAGGTCAGACCAAGATTGACAATGCAGTAATTAAGGATGGTATGATTGCCAACCTCAACGCTGATAAAATCACGGGCGGTACAATTGATGCCAGTCAGGTCAACGTTATCAATGTCAATGCTGGTAACGTGCTTGCTGGTACGTTAACTGGTATGACCGTTCGAGGTGGTCGGATCGAAGGTCTAAATAGCAAGATGTATATTGACTTACAGAATAGTCAATATAACGTTTTAAACAACGAAGCCACAATCAGACGGATTGACGATACCAATTCCTCACAATTTATTAAATTAACAAAGAGTGGATTTATCGCAGAACGATTCAGAGATAGCAATGCTGCACTCATGGTTTTAGGCACGAATCACAACAAAGACCCTAAAGAGGTAGAACGGCATGATAATGAAACGTTCGCAGGTATTCGGCTTTGGTCTGGTAAAGGAAACGGCACGGAAGAAAGTCTTACTGAATTCGTGGGTGACCGTGTACTGATCTACAATAACGGTCGATATCGCAGTCCTTGGAACTTCCACGGAAATACGAATGACGGAAATGCCTATCTGATACCGATGAACCAAAATAATGTTAAGCATTATATTGGCCGTGGTGACTTCTTTGTCGAGGGTATTTACTCACGGCATTTCTATATGAGTGGCGGGCGAGATATAGGTCAGTATCTCTGGGATCTCTTGACCTGTTTTGGTATTATGAAACGTTATGGACAGATTAGTGGCTCTGCTGGCGGACACGTACAAGGTGTGCTTGACAAATACGGTTTTAAATAAGGGGTAATGAATGAATACAACAGACAAAATTATCAACGATGTCGCAATCCAACTTGCGAATAAAATTATTGAGTGCGCTAACTATAAGGCGTACTACGAACAAACCAATGAATTGCTAACTAAATTTAACGATGTTTTAGCTAGTGACTCAGCACTCAAGGACCTCTTTGATGAGGCCTTTCAAAAATTAGAAGAAGGTAAATAGTATATGACATTTAAAGTAGTTAACAAATACGCACAAGACGCTAACCGCACATTTGTAGCAATTCGACAAGATGCGCCATACACAGCTTTTGACCGTGTGCTAATCGGTGACCGTACAAGTGAGTCAGACGATGCACTTATTGAAGCTGTATTGGGTCAAATCGCAACTGAATTTAACCCAGCGGATGGTGTTAAGAAGTTGCAAGAAGATCTACACGTACAAGCAGAAAGCTATGAGCAGAAACTAGCTGAGAAAGATACAAAAATCGCAGAAGTAAAAGCTGTAGCAGATTGGGCAGTATTGGCACGGGTGACCGATGTTGAGAATCCACTTGACCCAACAATCTACAAGCGTGGACTTGAATTGGTTGACTTAGGACAGTCTGGCAAAACTTACAAGTCACAAGAAATCTTTACGATTGAAGATGCAAGCCATAATGCACTTTATGGTGAGGGCAACCGTGTGATGGTGCAAGTCAATAGCGATTTCACTTATAACGGTGAAACGCTTGACCAACTCGCAAGCCTTGAACAAAATGGCAAGCTGGCAGTTTGGAAATGGACGAAACCGAAAGAAAATACAGATTTAGCAACACAACCACTCACATAGAATTGGGGTGATTGAGTGACATTCTCTGATTGGATCGCACACCTTGCCCCAACAATTGGCGTAATCGCTACTGGCTGGTTTGGGTTGAAAGCCAGTAAGTCATCTGATTTAAGCAAAGAACGCTTTAACAAATTAAAAGATGAATTAAGCAACATCCAGAACTCTGTTGAAACAGTCCAAGAATTGGGCAAGGATAATAATAAAAAAATAGATGAAGTGAATAATAAGCTGGCAGTCCACGATGAAGCGCATCTGGTTACTATGTATCTACGCCTTGAGCGAGATATGACTGTAGCAATTAATCGTGGATATACAACTATCCATGAATCGGATATCATTCACAAGATGCACAAGAGTTATAAAAAACTTGGTGGGAATGGCTATATCGATAGCCTCTATAAAAAATATGAAGTTTTAGAAGTGAGGAATTAAACATGAGTAAAATTAACTGGTCAGTACGTCTTAAAAACAAAAACTTTTGGCTCGCTTTAGTACCAGCTCTTGCGTTGCTATTTCAAGCATTTGCTGATATCTTCGGTATCAAGCTAGAGTTTGGGCAAACAGTTGATAAAATCTTGGTATTTGTCAATGTATTGTTTGCTCTTCTCGTTTTGGTCGGAGTAGTCAATGACCCTACAACCTCTGGATTGAGCGATTCAAGCCGTGCTTTAGGTTATGAGGAGCCTAACCAAGACTAATAAAAGGAGGCGATCTTTTGACTACTCAAAAACAATTATTAGACACGCTGAATAGCGTAGTAAATCAACGTGTGACTGTTCCGACAAACCCTTATGGTGGACAATGCGTGGCTCTGATTGACAACATTCTGCAATATCAAGGATTGTACGATCTCAATTTTAGTTACCTAAACGCTATAAATGCCCTTGATAGGGCCTCTATGTTGGGGTTGAAAGTGACATACTTTAACGGCTCCAATAATCCACCAGTTGGTGCTGTCTGGGTGTCTAGTTGCTTACCATACCACGCTTTCGGACATATCGGTTTCGTGGTGGCAGAAAACCCAGACGGAACGATCACAACCATTGAGCAGAACATAGACGGTAATTCAGACGCTCTCTACAATGGTGGATGGACACGCAAGGTCACAAGAAACCTAGATAGTGCAGGGAATTTCAGTTATATCGACTGGAACGCACCAAGTCAACAAATGGTGGGTTGGTTTGAGTTACCATTTACACCAGAGCCAACAGAACAGCAAGCGAAAAACACAAACAAAAAAGGAGAAGAAAAAATGTTAGTTATGCGCAGTCATTCA